TATGCTATACCATTGAAGAATATGGACAAAGACCCAAGCACTACCATACCAGATGTACAGAAGTCCTTTATGTTATTTCAGGTAGTTGTGTGCAAAATGGGGTTCATTTAAAACCAGGAGACATAACAGTGTTAGAGCCTGGCGAAATTAATGACAGCTTCTACCTCGAGCAATCTGCGGTAATAGGTGTTAAAGTTCCAGCCGGAGCCGATGATAAGGTTCTTATATAATGGGATCTCTTACTCCGGGTGCTCGACTAATTTACGAAAGCCCAGACGGTGGTAAAACTGTATATGCCCGACAAGAAGGCTCATCTGATAAAATTCTTATAGGATACAACCTGCCAACTAAACGGAAAGATCCTTTAGATTGTAAGCATAACATGAGTCTATGGGAAGATATTTTAGATGCATCATTGGAAAATGCCGCATTGAAAGATATACTAGATCGTGCTAAAATATTATATTACTTGAGTAAAACTGATGGCAGCAAAACTTGATATCAAACGAGAATTACAGGCAGTAGATCATAAGAATTATAAATTCTACGAGCAATTAACGGATGAAGAAAAGAAAGCATTTAGTCCGTTTATTCTTATGAGATATACTGCCAGTGTTCAATCTGATCGAGATGTCCAAGAACATTTTTTAGAAATGACCAATGAGTTAGTGAATAAAGATCACTGGCTACTCAGCAAAAATCATAAACCTCTTTTGTGGAAATTATTTGCCGCCACCGGAGTCGGAGTATCAGCATATCACCCTTACCTTGCCGCAGGAAAAAAAGCAAAAGCATTTAAAATTGAGAAATTGCTCTGTGACCTTTATCCTGCAATGAAGATGGATGAAGTCAAACAACTAGCCGCAATGATGGACAAAAAAGACATAGAGGAACTGTTTGATAAGATGGGTTTTGATAAGAAACAAAGAAAAGAATACGAATGATTCAACTGGCTGAACAACCTTTTAACTGTGTGCATTGTGGAAAGAGTTTTATGAAAGAAAAAACTCTGTATGCTCACATGTGTGAAAATAAAAGGCGTGCTTTACAAAAAGATGAAAAGCGTGTTCAAGCAGGCTTCCTTGCGTTTAACAAATTTTTTAAAATGACACAAGGAGCAAGGAAGGACAAAACCTACGAAGAGTTTTGTCGCAGTCCTTATTATAATGCATTTGTAAAATTTGGAAGTTTTATTAATAATGTAATGCCGCTGTATCCAGAAAAGTTTATGGATTATGTGATAAAAAGCGGTGTAAAATTAGATCATTGGTGCAGAGACGAACTTTACGAATCATACCTTTATGAAATGATCAAGACTGAACCAGTTGAAAGCGCAGTACAACGAAGTCTACAAACTATGATGGAGTGGGGAGATACTAGCGGAGCACAGTTTAATCATTACTTCAATTATGTTAATTTAAATAAAGCAGTGCATGACATACGCAACGGAAAGATAAGTCCTTGGATATTGTTAAATTCAAAAACAGGTAAAGCCATGTTGAATAAATTTAATGATGAACAGTTGGATCTTATCAGTCCTGCATTTGATTTACCTTTTTGGATCAAGAAGTTTAAATCAATACCCGCAGATGTTGCACTAGTTAAAGAAATTTGCAAAGAAGCAGGTATAGAATAATGCCAGATATTGACTTAGATTTTTATGATAGAGAAAAGGTGCTTAGTTTAATCAAGCATGTGCCTGCATCTCGAATAGAAAATGGAACTTTTAAAAAGCACAATTCTGGCGTATATTGTCATGCAATTCCGTACAATCCTATCACAGGATTAAGTTCAATAGAATATAAAGAAGCCGAAGAACGAGGTTATTTTAAGATTGATTTCTTAAATGTTAGTATCTACAAAGATGTAAGAGACGAAGCACATCTTAAACAACTAATGGAGACTGAACCGCTATGGGATTTACTTTTACAAGACGAATTTGTGAATCTGTTATTTCATTTGAATGGCCATGGTGCAATTCTGAGGAGTACCTGCCCTACTTCCGTGGAACAATTAGGTGCGGTCCTCGCTATGATCCGCCCAGCCAAGAGGCATCTGATTGGGAAGACATGGACGGAGATAATGACGGAGATCTGGATCAAACCAGAGAATGACGATTACTATTTTAAAAAGAGTCACGCCATTGCGTATGCTATGGCGGTAGTAGTGCAGATGAATTTAATCTGCGAAAAAATAAGTTACGAGTATAGTTAAATGGAATCAATTTTCGAATATTACAATTATCATAAAAACAACCCCGGCGACATCCACGAACATATGGAAGCTATCTACAAGTTAAGTCTTGAATGTAATCATATTACAGAAATGGGTGTTAGAGGAGTAGTTACTACTTGGGCATTTTTATTAGCAAGGCCTAAAAAATTAATCAGTATAGATGTTATGCCGTGCCCTGTGCAACAAGCGGCGGCGCTGGCCCCAAAGTACGGTATCGACTTTGAATTTAGAATGGGAGATACCGGAGACCCAAGTTTTAAAATTGAGCCAACAGATCTATTGTTTATCGATACATGGCATGTATATGAACAATTAAAACAAGAATTGAAGTTGCATTCATCGTATGCTAGAAAGTATATCGTCATGCACGACACAACCACTTTCGGCGACTTTAGGACCGGCGAACAATTTGATTGCTATGTTAAAACAGGACCCGAACCAAAAGGACTTTGGCCAGCTATTCAGGAATTTTTAGCTGAGAATAAAGAATGGGTGTTGAAGGACAGGTATACGCATTGTAATGGTCTTACTGTCTTAAAGAGAGTGTTCTAATCGACTTTTATTTTCTTTGGGTTTCTAACCAACTGTATTGATTTACGCTTAATTCTTTTTTCGGCAATGTCACCGAGATTAACAGTTGGTCCAAATAAAATTTCTACATCTTTGCTATTGAAGGTTTTTATAAACGGTTTAAAAGCCATCATTTCTGATTTAAGGAAAATGTTAATAGGAATCTTTCTATTACTTTCCCACCACCACGCATCTCCTAGATCTAAAAATACTTGGTGTACTCCGGCGCCCTTGATAATAGCATAATCGTATATGCTTGTTACCTGATTGTCGTAGTTTATTATAATGCCCAAATATTCAGCATCATTACACTTGATACAGGTCATAAAAGGGTAGTGTTGTTGGAAGCTCTCTCGGGCAGTCATCGTTTTTACTAAATATCCATATGCAAAAGTTACCAGTCTATTTATATACGAATTTATACGATGTAACGCTAGATTTGGATCATAATAGGGAAATAAGACAGATTATGTATCAGAGGCCATTAAAAATACAAAAGGGAGTTCGTAACACTGTACAGTTACAGTTCAAGAACTCAGAACAGAGAAAAATTGATATTAGTTCTCAGACTTTTGTATTAAATGTGCTTGATGAAATTGAACATACTCTAGTCATGTCCAAGTCCGTTACAGTATTAGATACCGGCACGGTTGTAACCAGAGGTTTGGCCGAAGTAGTGTTTAATGACAGCGATACGATCAATGTAGATAGCAAAACTTATCGATTCTCTGTAATTAAAGTCGAAGATGACGGTAGCCAATCTCCTGCCTACACAAATACATATTACGGAGCAGCCGGTACTTTAGAAGTTGAAAATGGAATCTATCCTGTTGCTAAACCTAGCCTTGAGGTAAAGAGTTTTCAGAGAAACTTTAATGCAACTTCTCAACTATGGGAATACTATAGCGGTAATTTAGATGCACATCCTGAATTAAAAAGTAACACCGCATTACATACTGTAGCTTACTATCTAACCAACTTCAAAGGTCGGGTACTAGTTGAAGCAACAATGGAAAACAGTCCTGGTTATTATGGTAACTATGCACTAATTTCAGACACTACCTATACAGGAACTTCTGGGATTAGATATCAAAACTTTAACGGTATATTCTCAAAAGTTCGAGTTAGGTATATTCCAACAGCTAATCCTGCAACCGGACTAAACAACGATACAGCATACTCCGGAACCTTTGACAAACTATTGTACAGATGCTAAAATTGTTGCATGAATCTGATTCAAGCGACAGTACAGGGTATACTGCCACCTAAACGAAAATCTACACCTAGTGGTTGGATCAGCTTCAATGCGCCCTGTTGTATCCATAATGGCAACTCAGCTGATAAAAGACAGCGAGGTGGTATGCTGTTTAACAACGACGGATTCCAATATCATTGTTTCAATTGTAACTTTAAAGCCGGTTGGACTCCGGGTAAACTCTTAAGTAAGAATACCAAAAATTTATTGTCGTGGTTAGGTCTACCCGATATAGAGGTACAGAAGCTAGGACTCGAGGCACTAAAGAACAAAGAAGATTTGCCCAAAGTATTGCGGCCGATAACCTTTGATCTTCATGAAGTAAGTTTGCCAGACGATTGTTTACCTATAGACACATGGGTAACCGAAGGTGCTCAAGATGCTGAACTACTTGATGTAATTAAGTATTTGGTTGATGAGCGCAAAGTAGGCTGGAACTGGTATCCGTGGCATTGGAGTGCGGCACCAGGTTATCGAGATCGTGTCATCCTACCATTTTATCAAGATGGAAAGATAGTAGGGTACACTGGAAGGAAAGTAACTCCAGGCAAGCCCAAATATCTCACTGATGCACAATCTGGTTATGTATTCAATATAGATAGACAGCACGCCGATAGAAAATATGTGATAGTAGTTGAAGGACAGTTTGATGCCATAGCAGTAGATGGGTGTGCCATCATGCATAACGATCCGGGCGAGACACAGGTGCAACGACTCAAACAATTAGGCAAAGAGGTTATTGTAGTTCCTGACCACGATAAACCGGGTGCAAAGATGTTAGAAGCCGCATTGAAAAACGGTTGGAGTGTTAGCCTGCCTCCTTGGGGCGAAGATGTCAAAGATGTTGCAGATGCAGTCAAAAAATATGGTAGGTTGTACACCTTGTCCACGATACTACACTATCGCGAGAGCAACGAGATAAAAATACAACTACTGAAGAAAAAATTAGAGAGCTTAGATGGATAAACCTAATTATAATTACGACATACAAAAATTGTATCTAGAGATGTTTCTCAGCGATGCAGAAACATTTGCCCGTTGTCAAAATATCTTTGATCCGGAAAACTTTGATCAACGACTACAGAAGCCTGCAGAATTTATCAACAAGTATGTTGACGAGTATAAGGTAATACCCGACGCATCGATCATCAAAGCCAGCACAGGATTAGAACTTGTACCAGTAGACCTGCCCAAAGAAAACTACGATTGGTTGTTGGACGAATTCGAAAGATTTAGCAGACATAAGGCGCTTGAAAGAGCAATCTTGCAGAGTGCAGACATGTTAGAAAAGGGTGAATACAATCCTGTAGAAAAGTTAATCAAAGACGCTATACAGATCAGTTTGAACAAAGATATGGGTACAGACTACTTTGCTGACCCTAGGGCTCGTCTAGAAGCACTAAAGAACAGCAACGGTCAAATCAGCACAGGATGGCCAAGTATTGACAAGAAATTGTATGGTGGATTTAATCGAGGTGAGTTGAATATTTTCTGTGCAGGATCAGGTGGCGGTAAGAGTTTATTCTTAGCTAACCTCGGTGTGAACTGGGCTATGCAAGGATTAAATGTACTGTATCTCACATTCGAACTTGCAGAAAATCTAGTAGCAATGCGTATTGACAGTATGATGACTGGCGTTACAACTCGTGAGATCTTTAAGAATCTTGACGATGTTGAAATGAAGGTTAAGATGCTGGGCAAGAAGGCAGGAAGCATACAAATCAAATATATGCCCAGTGGCAAGAACTGTAACGATATTCGTGCATATCTAAAAGAATATCAGGTTAAGAAAGGCGTCAAACCAGATGTTATCCTAATTGACTATTTGGACTTGATGATGCCATTAAGTGTTAAAGTTAGTCCAAGTGACTTGTTTGTTAAAGACAAATATGTGTCGGAAGAAATTCGTAACTTGGCCATGGAAACACAATGTATCACAGTTACAGCCAGTCAGTTGAATCGTAGTGCTGTTGAAGAGATTGAATTTGATCACAGTCACATTTCAGGTGGCTTGAGTAAGATTATGACCGCAGATAATGTAATTGGTATCTTTACCAGTCGTGCTATGAAAGAGCGCGGGCGCTATCAGATTCAGTTCATGAAAACTCGTAGCAGTAGCGGCGTTGGACAAAAGGTAGACCTTGAATTTAATGTTGAAACACTACGCATCACTGACCTAGGTGAGGAAGAAGACAATCGTAGTTTGAGTCAGGGTGGTGGTAGATCTGGTCCGAGTGCTGTTGTAGCAGGATTGAAGAGAACCAGTGCAGTGAGCACAACTACTGATCCGGAAACTGGTGAAATTATTGAGGTCGATCCTACCAAAGGAGTTAGTGCTCCAAAGATTAAAACAGAAGTAGGCGGCGCAAAAATACGATCTATGTTGGCTAATTTAAACAGTGAACGAGATTAAAAGAACTCTCTAACTTCTAATCTTACCGCGGCTTCTAAGCAGGCATTCCACTGAACTTCGTGGTCTATTTCCATGACATTCTCATAGTTTGCAGGAATAGACAGCCATTTATGTTGCTGAGTCCACGGAGCTTCCCCGCGCATCTCCCCGTCTAGTTGGCCAGCACTCCAGCCACTTATGCCTGTATAGGCTCTAAAGTCTTTAGGGCCTTCTCCGCCAGCAATAGCCGCTAGAATATTCATGTCAACACTAATGCTCAGCCCTGGAACTATTTCTCTGGTACTAGAGCTAGAATAATCACTGGTATGTAGAATACACACCCTGCCTCGTTCTAGAGGTCCACCTATGAACATCGGACTGTTGACCTTTAAAGGATTTTCAACACCTGTGTGGTCTAGCAGTTCTGCAAAATCAAAATCTGCAATAGGCAAAGGTTTATTCAGCATGAGTCCCCAAGCACCTTGGCTACTATGCTTGGCAACAAGTACTACGGATTCTTTGAAAAAATCCGATTGACATTTGGGCTGTGCAATCAGCAGTTGCCCTTGGTAGGAGTCTAATAGCATACCAATATTTACTCATAAATATACGATATGAGTGAAAAACATCTAGCACATCAGCTACACACTGAACTTAATCCTAAACTTTGGGATGGCAATCAATTACGCAGAGAAGTTGCTGTGGCACTGTTAAAAATAGCCAAGGAATTTTATAAGTTCCTTGAATTTCCTGCACCTTTAAAAGACATCATAGTTACGGGCAGTCAGGCAAACTATACCTACAGCGATCTCAGCGATTTAGATCTACACCTAATTGTGCCATTTGAAGATGTACAATGTGATGAGCCAGTCGATGACCTGTTTGATACCAAACGCAAGCTATGGAAGCTAAGACATGATATTACCATACACGGTGTGCCTGTGGAGTGTTATGTAGAAGATTTGAACAAGCCAGTTACGGGCAGTAGCTACAGTCTTATACAAGACCGTTGGATACAAAGGCCCAAGAAAATCACAGGCACCATTGACAATGCAGAAGTTAATGCTCTAACCAAACAGTGGTTGGAAGAATTAGTCGCAGCCATGCAGAGCAAAGACCTGAGCCAGCTAGAAGCTTTCAAAGACGAGCTCAGGGCCAGACGACAATTAGCACTCAAGCAAGATGGCGAACTCAGCGCCGGAAATCTAGCCTTTAAAAATCTACGCAACATGGGAGCCATTGACATGCTCATGCGTGGTTTAATCAAATTAAAAGATAGACAACTCAGCATTTGACCTCTAGATTAACTCTGTGTATAATTAATACATTATGACACTGAGTATAGCCTGCATTGACACCTTAAACTATGACCGCACCCTGGTGGCGCTGAAAAGCACACTGAGATGCACACCGGCAACCAGAGTCTATTGGCTGGCGGATCGACCCTGTCCAGAAACACTGCCTGTGCCTGTAGAATGGATACGCATACGCAGATTTAACCCTGAAACGCAGATCTACAATCACTGGTACAGCTATGCCTGTCTCAGAGTTCTGCCCG